TAAAAGAAATTGATAGCAAAAAGTAACAAATACAACATTATTATATTTACTATAAACACACCTTAAACTTTGTTGTGATGAATAAGCAATATTTTGAGAAATTAAATGTTGAAAAACTAGCTGAATTTAACAAGCATAATGAACTGCAAAAAGTAGAATTAGGTTTAGTAGATGATGTAGAAAAATTACTAGAAAAGGCAGAAAAATCATTTAAAGATGCTAAAGATAAGTTAGCAAAAGCAAAAGATGTTTTTAGCAATACGCTTATTTTAGCAGACCAAAATATACCACCAAACTTAAAAAAAGCACAACAAGCAGCTAAAGATTTAGGTATAGATGATGTTGTAAATAAACTAGATAAAATAGAAAGTAGAGCTAAAGAAATAGTTGAAAGTTCTATGAAAATTTACAAAAATATATAACATATTACAATAAATAAAAACAACAATTTTTTAATAATAACTATGGACTTAAAAACTAGAATTAGAGTTGCCCTAGGTATTGAGGAAGAAACTACTCAACTAGCATACGAGGGTAAATTAGCAGATGGTACTATTATAGTATCAGAGGCAGATGCCCTAGCTGAGGGTGTCGCAGTTAGCGTATTAGTAGAAGATGGTACGCAAATACCTTTACCTGTAGGCGAATACGAAACAGAAGATGGTGTTGCATTTATCGTACAAGAAGAGGGTGTTATTTCATCTATGGTAGAAGAAACTGAAGCAAAAGATGAAGATGAGGATGAAGAAATGTACGATGAAAAAGAAGAGATGTCTAATGACAATGCAGAGTTGTTTGCAGAGATTGGCGCAGTTGTTAAGGAACTTTTAGAAGAGGTTAGAAACGACATCGCACGCTTAAACATTGAACTAGATGAGTTAAGAGGCGAGAATTTAGCAAAAGATGAAAACATTGCTGAATTACAAGAAGAAAATACAAATTTATCTGCACAGGTTGTAGAGTTAGGTAAAGAGCCTGCTACAGAGCCTGTAAGTTTAAATAAATTTGCAAAAAAAGATAAAAAAGTAGAATTATCTAAAGCTGAATACAACAAACTGACAGCACAAGAGAGATTTTTTTACAACTTAAATAACTAATAATAATTTTAATTTAAAAGAAATGGGTTTTTCAATTACATCAAATTATGCAGGTGAACACGCAGGGCAGTATATTGCTGCTGCTCTAAAATCTGCAAAATCTCTTGAATACTTGACAGTATTAGAGAATGTTAAATTTAAAAGAAACATTACTAAAGTTGCAACATCAGGTTTAATTACTGATGCTAATTGTGATTTTACTGATGCAGGTACAGTTACACTAACAGAAAGAGTGTTAACACCTAAAAACTTACAAATCAATATTGATCTTTGTAAAAAAGACCTTTTAGCTGATTTCCAGGCTGCACAAATGAGAGCAGGTGCATTTAATAGTGGAATGTCTGATGATTTCACAGCGTTTTTATTCTCACACCTAGCAGCAGAGATTGCTAACCATGTAGAAACTAATATCTGGGATGGTTTAGATGCAAATGCAGGTGAGTTTACAGGCTTTATGCAAGCAGGTAACGGTCACTTTGAAAATGATGCTGCTATTGTAGAGGCTGATAATTCAGGTGGTGCAGGTACAGCATTTACATCATCTAACATTATTGCTAACTTACAAATTTTAGCTGCTGCAATACCTAGTGCTGTTTATACTAAAGAAGATTTGTACCTATACATGTCACCAACGACTTACAGATTATATCTATCTGCTATTTCTGCATTACAAGGTTTTCCTATGCAACACATGGGTGAGTATACTGATATGTTTGAAGGATTAAAAATCGCAGTTTGCCCAGGTATGGTAGAAAACAAAATGTGTGCAGCACAACAATCTAACCTATTCTTTGGTACAGATTTATTATCAGACCATACAGAGGTGCGTGTACTAGATATGCAAGAGCTAGATGGGAGCGATAATCTGAGAGTTGTGGCAAAATTTACGGGCGGAACACAACACGCACAAGGTGGCGATATTGTAAGATTGGACTAATAATTAACAGCTAATAGCAAGGGGTGTAAAAACCCTTTGCTAAAAGCACCTAAAACATATAAATTATGGCATGTGAACTAACCAAGGGCAGGGGTCTCGACTGCCGAGACATCATGGGGGGCGTAAAAGCTGTCTATTTTGTACAACATGAAGATGCTACTATTACATCATCGGCAGGTGCAGTTAGTGATGTAGATTTATCTACAAACTTATTTAAATACTCTTTACCAAGAGGTACAGCTAGTTTTACTGAAACTATCCAACCATCACAAGAAAATGGTACAGTATTTTATGAGCCAAGTGTTAACATAAAATTACATAAATTAACTGTAGCAGATAGAAATGAAATACGATTACTAGCACAAAACAGATTGATAGTATTCGTAGAAACACAAGCTGTAAACACATCAGGTAAAAACTTGATTTGGTGTTTAGGTTTAGAAAATGGTTTAGAATTATCGGCAGGAACTAGCGCATCAGGTGCAGCGTTTGCAGATATGAATGGTTACGACTTAACATTTACAGGAGCTGAAAGCGCACCATGTTTGTTAGTTGCTGACTACACATCTACACCGTTTGATAACGCAGCATTTACGGTAACTATTACTGCATCGTAATCTACTATCCTTAACAGGACTACATATTACTTGATTTTTTGATTAAAGGCAGGGTTAAACCTGTCTTTTTTCGTATACAAGCGTAACAAAACGAGGTTTTTTATATTTACTATAAACAGATGCTATATATTAAACACGATGCTACTAATAGTATGAGTATAAACCTTGATAAAGATAGAGGTAGTGGCACGACATACAATATAAAAATTTGGAATGATGTAGAGGGTAGTGTAGATAATAATACAGTTAGCTATACTTTTTCACCTATTAAATTACCTAGAAAGGCAATATTTAATTTAGTTGAGCCAACAAATGTAGACCTAAAAGGCGTTAAAGGTAGTTTTAGTTACCTTATTAGTAACTCTGTAGGGCAAATTGTTGATAGAGGTAAGATTAGAGCATATAGCGGTAGTTTTCCACAAGCAGATTTAGACCAAAACAACTCTAATGTTACAACACATAGTAGCGCAAGTAAAATATATGGCTATGGTGATAGTAATTATATAGCACCAGATGATACAGTAACTAACACACAATATTTAAATATTTAATTATATGTCAACTTACAAAAATACAAACGACCATTTACAAGAGATGTTGGGTAAAAAAGGTAGTGTTGAGGTTTTTACAACAGCAGCACAAACAGGTAAAGATTTTTACGCAATTCATTTTGTAAATGACAGCGAAATTACTAACTGTACTATTACAGGTGCTACAAATGATAGTAATTTAGATGGTAAAACTATACCTGCTGGTACGGTAATTTTTGCACCATTTACAGCGATTGATTTAGCAAGTGGTTTAGCAATAGGTTACAACAACTAATATGAAACTAGCACTAGGATTAGGCATAAACGCAAGAGCAGAAAACCTAGAGGGTATGGGTGGTTTTGTGCCTTCTGATATTAGCGATTTAACATTACACTTTGACGCTAGTACTATAACAGGCTCACATGGTGATAATGTTACAGCGTGGGCAAATAGTGGTAGCACAGGCGCAACTAACAACGCATCACAATCTACAGCAATAAGTCAACCTACATTAGACAAAACAACATTAAGTGCTAACTCTGTTAGTTTTGACAATTCTAATGATGTTTTGAATTTGGCAAATGTTTATGTAACAACAAATCAAACATTTACTTTTTTTGCCGCATTTAGAACAGGGCGAGCAGGTAGTGATGTATTTTTTGCAGGTGATATAGGTAGTAACCAAAACTTTATACAACTTGCAGGTGCTAATGGTGTGGCTATACAAACTAAATTTAGGGGTAATACAAGTGGCTCTAACAACAACTCAATCACAACTAGAACTGATGGCAACCAAGCAACAACAGGCACAGGTACAGATGGTGATGTAAATTACGCATTTGGTGAAGATACATTTGAGATATTAGTTATTACAAGAGATGCAAGCGAAGCAATAAGGTTTGTAAATAAAGAAAAAAGTGTTATAGCAACTGATACTAGTGATGCTACAAATAGTGACACTAACTATAGAATAGAAAGAATAGGTTTAGCAGGTACAGGTGGCTCACCTTATGATGGATTGTTAGGTGAGTTAGGAATATACGATAAAGTAATAAACTCAACAGAAACAAATCAACTAATTGACTACCTTACAGAAAAATACACATAATGGATAATCGACTACTACAAGTATATCTAAAACAACAAACAGCACCAAAAATTGTTGAAACAGGGCGTAATGATTGGATAACATACGGTGATGGTGAGTATACTAATGTTTACCCTAACTTTTTAATAGATATATACAATGGCTCTGCTAGTCACGCAGCAATAGTAAATGCAACTAGCGCAATGATTGCAGGTAAAGATATTGTTATAGATGAAGATAGTGGTGATTTGTCAACATTTGTACAACTAAAAAAGTTTTTAGCTAGCATAAACAGAAATGGCGAAACTGCACACGAAATAATAAAAAAATGTGCGTTTGATCTTAAACTTTTTGGTGCATACGCATTAAATGTTATTTGGAGTAAAGACAAAACAAAAATTAGCGAGGTACACCATGTTAGCGCAGAGAAAGTTAGAGTAGGTAAAAAAAATGAGAGTGGTTTTATAGATGAGTATTGGGTTAGTAGTGATTGGACACAATATAGAAAGAAAGAATACACACCACATAGAGTTGCAGCGTTTAATACACAAGATAGAAGTGAGCCATCACAAATTATTTATTGCGGTTTGTACTCGCCAGGCATGGAGGCGTACTACACACCTGATTATCTTGCATCTACTAATTGGATTTTAACAGAAAATCTAACATCAGAGTTTCATTTATCTAATGTGCAAAACTCTTTTAACCCTAGTTTTTGGATTAACTTTAATAATGGTATACCAACAGATGAAGAGCGATACCAAATAGAGCAACAAATACAATCCAAATTCACCTCACCTGGTAATAGTGGCAAATTCGTTTTAACTTTCTCTGATGATGCTAACTCTGCACCACAATTACAACCTATACAACTATCTGATGCAGATAAAATGTATGAAACACTAAACAAATTGTGTGTACAAAACATTATGATTGGGCATCGTGTTGTATCACCTATGTTGTTAGGTGTAAAAACAGAGGGGCAATTAGGTGGTAGAGATGAACTTTTAACAGCTTATGAGTTGTATAGTAACACAGTTGTAGCACCGATGAAAGATGAGGTCTTAAAAGGTCTTAAAATGGTGTTAAATGTAAACAATACAAACCTACCTATATCATTAAGCGAGGTAAGTCCATTAAACTCTATGTTTGATACCTCTATATTAGAAGATGTGTTAACACAAGATGAGATTAGAGAGGCATTAGGATATGAGCCATTAGAGCAAGCACAAGAGGTTAACAGCAGATTTAGTAGTGAAGAGAGCGCACTAGATAACTTTCTAGCTAATTATGGTGAAGATGAAGATTTAGAGAATTGGGAATTGTTAGATGAAGATGATGCAGCAGATGAGCATGAAGATTTTGATTTTGAGTACAATCTACAAAAACTACATTTAGCTAGAACAGGCACATCTAGAGCAGAAAGAAAGAGCGAGCAAGATGGTTATGATAAAAACTTAAACCTATATAGAGTTAGGTATGTTTACACAGGTAAATCTAAATCTGATACAGGTGAAAGAGAGTTTTGTAAAAAAATGATGGCTGCAAACAAAGTATATCGCAAAGAAGATATAATTGGACAGGCACACTCATTATCTAGCATACAAGCAAACCCAGAGTTGAGTGGCAACAAATCAGGCATTTACAACATTTGGCGTTTTAAAGGTGGTGCTAACTGCCACCACAAATGGTTTAGAAGAATATATTTCAGAAAGTTTGGCGAGGGTAAACCAAACATAAATACTGATAGAGTAATAACAACAACAAAGGCAAGAAGTCAAGGTTTTAAACCTGCACCAAATGCACAGGAAGTGCCTGTAGCACCTATTGACATGCCAAACAAAGGATATAAAAGCTAAAGACATGGAATTTAACAAGAAAGTACAAATAGCATTAGGCGAAATGTTTAAAGATGTTAAACTAGACAAAGTTACTACACCTAAAAAAGTAGAGTTAGGTGCAATAGATGATTTTGATACTGATTTTGGTAAAATATTAGATAAAGACATTAAAGCATCTAGTGCTTTTATTGATGATTTAAAAAAAGCAGAAAATGCAGCTAAAGTGACAAAAAATGAACTTGAGAAAATTTTGAAAGTTGGCAAGCAAATAGAAGAAAGTGCAAAAGATTTAGGTGTAGAATTGCCACAAAGAATTAAAAATCAAATTTTATCAGCAGAGATAAATATAAAAAATAAAGAAACATTGATTAAAAAAATTAAGTCAATGTATAACATAGAGTTTTAATTAGTAAAAAATGAGCCAAACAGCATTATTTATATCAGAAACAAAGTTAAAAAAGTCAACAACTATAAATGGTAATGTTGATGCTATGTTGTTGCGACCTTATATGAAAGTTGCACAAGATTTACATATACACCCTAAATTAGGTACTGACTTATATAACAAGTTACAAGCTGATGTTATAGGCAGTTCATTAGCAGGTAATTATGAAACACTTGTAGATGATTATGTGCAAGATGCGTTGGTACATTGGACACTATATGAGGCAATACCATTTCTAGGTTATAGAATTATGAACGCAAACATAGTGCGTAAAACTAGTGAAACATCAGAAAATACAAGTTTAGAAGAGTTAAATTTTTTGCGTGAGGTAGTGCGTAATACCGCAGAGTGGTATACAGAAAGAATGATAGATTGGTTACGCCACAACAATCATTTAGTGCCAGAATACAACACAAATACTAATGAAGATATTGCGCCTACTAAAAGAAACTACTATAGTGGCATGAATTTAGACGGAGTTAGAAAACGCCCAGGCAACATTACACTAGATGATTTTTTAACATCTGATTTAAAACCATAATGTATAAACCAAAAGCTAAAAATATTAGAAAGCTAAAAGCATATTTAGATAAAAAAGATGAAAGAGATAGCAACACAAAACGCAGATGTACTAGGACTAAATAGCGTTACGCTTTTTATTAGTTTCACAGAGGTAGAGCAAATGTTACAGATATTATTGTTGCTACTTTCTATACTTTATACAGCACAAAGATTTATTGACTATAAGAATGGCAAGAAAGATAATAAGTAGTTTTATAGCAAAGCCTAAAGTTAAGCGCAGAAAACACTCTAAAAACGCCTCTAAAGGGCAAAAGGGTTACAAGAAGAAATATAGAGGTCAAGGTAGATGATACAAAAAGATTTAACATTATCTGTAGGTAATATTATTTGGATAGTTGGTATAATCTTTACAATGGGCATAGCATATAGCCAAATCGCACAGCTTGATGAAGATATTTTAGTATTAGAAAACAGATTAGAAAAAAAAATCAAGATAATTAACGAGTGTGAAGATAGGATAGTAGAACTTGAAAAGGAGTTAGCAACAATCAAAAGCTGTAATAATGATAGATAAAATAAAGGCGGCAGCGTGTGTATTATTATACTACGCTACATTTAAAAAAGTTTGTTTTGGTAAATGTGAATACTGTAAACTGTAATGGAAGAGGTTTTAAAATTAGTAGAAACTTATGGTATTACATTAGTTTTATTGTTAGGTAGTTGTTACGCACTTTACAAGTTTTTCGTTTTTTCTATATACGAAGTTAAAGATCAGTTTTCTAAATATCACGAAAATAACGCTAAAGATATGCAGTATATTAAAAGCAAAATTGATACTATTTTAGAATTTATTAAAGAAAAAAAATAAGATACCTATATAAAAAGTATTGTAATATACAAGATAATTAGTTATTTTTTTTTTAAAAAATATTGTAAATTTCTTAACCTAGTAATTTGCAGCTAATGCAATATCTCAAACTTTTAATATATACACATGCCAAAACAAGCAAAGTTTGTTAAAACAGCTTAAAATGGGCAAAAAAACAAAATTGAAAAAAACAAGCAAATGTTAAAATATTTTAAATTAAGCGAGTTTGCAAGTCCTGATTTGCCAGGTAGTGAAAGTGAAATGTGTGATGATTTTTTGCAAATGATAGACAACGCAAGAGGCATAGCAGGCATACCATTTAAAATAAATAGTGGCATGCGCACAATTGCTCATAATCGCAGTATAGGGTCAAAAGATACTAGCAGTCACATTATAGGTTGTGCAGCAGATATACATTGTAACAATTCAGTAGACAGGTCAAAAATTGTAGCAGCACTAATACAAGCAGGCTTTAGAAGATTAGGAATAGCTGAAACCTTTGTACATTGTGATTGCGATGAACGAAAACCAAACGCAATATGGCTATATTAACATCACTATTTTCAAAACTTTTAGGCAATGCTGATAAAGTAATTGATGAGGTTGTAACATCGCAAGAGGAAAAATTAACTCTAAAAAATAAGTTACAAGAAATTGTAAATGAGCATCAAGGTATTATAGAGCAAGAGGTAACAAAGCGTTGGCAAGCTGACATGCAAGGTAATTGGTTAACTAAATCAATACGCCCTTTAGTTTTAGCATGGTTAGTAGTAGCAACAACATTACTAATATTTATTGATGCAGGCGCAATAGAATTTGTAGTAGAGGATAAATGGGTAGATTTATTACAAATTGTGCTAATAACAGTTATAGGTGCTTATTTTGGCTCTAGAGGGTTAGAAAAAATAAAGCATGGCAGACAATAGATTTAGATTAAAGCCACACGAAATAACAATACTTAAAGATTTACGCAAGCCTAAAGTAAATCGCTTAATTATAGGTGACATACACCTACCATACACACACCCTAAATATTTAGAGCATTGTCAACGCATAGCAGAGTTGTATAATTGCACAGCTTTTAGTGCAACAGGTGATGTAATAGATAGTCATTTTGCCTCATTTCACCACACACATACAAATACACATGGCGCAAAGTATGAATTAGATATGTGTATAGATCAAATGAAAGATTGGAATAAAGCGTTTAGTAAGGTAGATGTAACAATAGGTAACCATGATTTAATTGTACACCGTAAAGCAGAAGATGGTGGTATAGATAAGCGTTGGATTAGAGATTTTAACGAGGTGTTAGGTTGCCCTGGGTGGAACTTTGAAGAGCAATTTGTACATGATGATGTATTATATGTACATGGTACAGGTTGTAGTGGTAAAGGTATTATGAAGCGTGTGCAAAATTGGGGTAAATCTATGGTGCAGGGGCATATACATACACAATCTTTTGTAGATTGGACTGCATCACTAACTGAACTAAAATTTGGCATGCAAGTACCTTGTGGTATTGACTATAAATCATGGGCATATTCTTATGCTAAATTTCATACTGCTAAACCTATATTAGGGTGTGCAGTTATTCTTGACAATGGTAAACTGCCTATTGTTTGCCCTATGGAGTTGTAGTTATTAACAACTCTATTTATCTAGTATTGTTAATTATTTCTTTACTTTCTTAACTTTTTTTTGTTAGTAATTGTAAAATAGTTGTATATTTACCCTGTGTTTGCAATTAAGCAACACATTAAAAAAACAAAACAATGATACCAGAAGAAAGAATTAGACCTAAAGGCTATTATAGCTTTAAAAGTACTTTAGAAACTATGCAAACAGTTTTCACAAAAGACAAGGATTATGAAATTGACACTTACACAGGTGCTATGGAAGATATTTTAGACAAAGCACAAAAAGCATTTGATAAAGGTGTGTATGATAGAGAGGCGTATCTATACATTGCAGGATTACTACAAGTAATGTATTCATATAGCGATATGCACAAGTCAATACGAAATCTTAGAAATACGCTTGACAAATACCCTACATATTGCAGTAATTATTATCATTTAGCTAAATAAACAAAAACTAAATCAAAATTACTGCACATTAAAGAATGTAATTTTGACCCTACCGCCCCGCACTGAAAGAAATGCGGGGTTTTTGGGTGCAAGGCAACGAAGCCAAGCACTATAAACAAAACAATGACAATACAAGAATTTACAAAAACAAAAAAGTATTTACTATTAGATACTAAAGGACTACAAAGATTACAACAATCAGATTATAGACATATTTATGATGAATATGATTATGATAAAGAGTGGCAAGATACTGTAGAGGGTGTATATATTTACGATAATTTATACTATATTTTTAAACATAAAGATGGTTTACATTCTACAATATTGGGTAGAGAAAATTTTATAGAAAAAGATATAGCACCTATAGAGAAAGAGTTATACGAGTATTGCGAGTACGCAGATGAGGTATATAAAGAATTAAATTACTAATTAACATAGGTAGGTTAACACCCTACCTTTTTTTATTTAAAAACAATGGAACTAAACAAAGATTATTTTAAGCAAATAGCAAAACAACATTATGGTATTGATATGCCTAAAGTACAAAAGGTAGCATTTGGCGATGTTATGTTTAACATAGAGCAAAAGAAACACGCATACAATGCAAAGATACAAGCGTGTGAAGAGATGCTAATAGAATACAACAATAGTGATGAAGATATTGATGTGTGTATGAGGCATAGCATACAAGGCAGAATTGATACATACAAAGAGGCTATAGAGCATTTAGAAGATATACAACACGAAATATATAAAAAGGTACTATAATGAACAGAAACGAAAGCATTTGGGAAACATTAGGTGCATTATTAGTAATTATTGTGCCTTTTTGGTTAATCTTTACCTATAGTGGTAGAGAAATTATACAAGCATTTATTAACTTAATTAAATAGAAAGATGATTAAAAAATCAGTAGTAAAACAAGCACAAGCAAATGGTACATGGCAAGGTAAATTTGGTACAATGTACAAGCATGAAATTGCATTTGAAAATGGCGATAGTGGTGAGTATAGTAGCAAAGATCAGTACCAAACTAAATTTGTAGTAGGTCAAGAAACAGAGTACGAATTTATAGATGGTAAATATCCAAAAGTAAAACCTATAAATAATTGGCAACCTAATGCGCAAGCATCTACACCAAAACAATCAAAAGATGATGTACAAGAGTATATTATTAAACAAAGCACCTTAAAGTGTGCAACAGATTATGTTATAGCAAATGGTGGTGATGAAAGAAAAGTTATAGAGGTTGCAGAGATGTTTACTAATTGGGTGCTTAAAGGCGATAAACCACAAGAGCAACCTCAAGACATGCCATTTTAATTATGAGTTACTATAAAAATCACAAGCGAAAAGCTGCAAAGATTTTGCGCAATTTAGCAAAGCACATTAAAGAAAGTAATTTTGATTATGAAATGATTGATTTAAAAAGTGCATTAGATGAAGCGCAAAAACACTATAAACATTATCTAGATATGAAACTAGATGAAAAATATAAACCAGATTTTGAACACAAATACTATAAATAATGAGAGCAGGAAGTGACATAGGTTATTGCGATAGCGACCACCCTAAAGCACCTTTTGAGTGGTGCGAGAAAGATGTAAAAGCAAATGTAGAGGCATTAGGTTTTGAGTTAGAAGATGTAATTTTAGGAGATTACAAAATGCGTTTGTACCTTATAGATAAAGATACAAATGTAGCGTATGATTTTGAAGATTTATATTACGATACTTACAAAACTTTTACAAGAAGAGATTTTTTAAGAGAGTATGATGAAAGATTTTCGCCTTGTTGTGGCGCAGATATTTATGAAGATTATGGTAGATGCAAACATTGTAAAGAGGCAGTATTATGATAAAACAAGAAATAAACAAAATTAAGTATATAGCCGAAGAGATATTAGATATACCTTTTGGCTCTATAGATAGTCCAAACAGAAAACGAAACATATCACTAGCCAGGCAAGTAGTAGGTGCGTTTATGATTTGTGATTTAGGTATAGATATAGCAAAGGCATCAGATTTAATGAGTAGAGATAGAACTAGCTTTTATTTTTATCGCAAAAAGCATTTAGAGTATATGAGCGATGAGCGTATATACCCTGAATACAATAATTTATACAAATGTGTTTACAATGCTTATATGAATGATGATAGCAGTTTGTTAGCTAGCAAAAATACCGTATCATGGTTTGAGAAACTAGAAGAGGTAAAACAACAACAAAAAGATATAGATAGAAAAATGCTACATTTAGAGCGTGAAAGTAAATTATTAGGCTTATGAAAAAAATAGTAGTAAAGAAAAAAACTGATTATACAGTTATATCTAATGTGTTTTTGCGTGATGAACGCCTATCTCTTAAAAGCAAAGGGTTATTAGCTTATGTATTGTCACTACCTAATGATTGGGTGTTGTATGTATCAGAGTTAGCAAACCACCATAAAGATGGCATTAGTGCTATTTACAGCGCATTTAAGGAACTTACAGAGTTAGGATATGTTAGGCGTAAGCGTGAACGCATTGATGGTAAACTAGGTGGCATAGATTACATTATATCTGAAACACCTATTTTAGAAAACCTTAATGTAGAAAATCTTAATGTAGAAAATCTTAATCAAGAAAATCAACAACTACTAAATACTAATAATAACAAAGTAAATACTATACAAAGTAAATATTTTATAGAGCCTGCCTTATTAAAATATTGGAATAATGTAGCAGATGAAATTGGTTTTAGTGATTTAGATGCTTTTATAGATTATTGGACCGAAAAAAGTCCAAGAGGTAAAAAAATGCGTTTTGAAAAGCAAAAAACTTTTGATGTTCGCAGAAGGATGCAAAGGTGGATGAAAAATGATTTTAACAAACCTAAAGTATCACAAACTGACCACATGCTAAATGTTTGGCAAGAGGCAAGAAATATAATAAACAATGGATAAAATTTGGCAAAGATATACTAAAGATCAGAAAGAATTAAAAAATGATTGTGTAGATATATTAAGCAAGTGTTATTTAATGTTAGGGCAAAAACCAGATGCAAAACAAGTAGTAATGATGTCTAGTTTATTGTATGAAGATTTAATAAATAGATACTCTACAATGACAATAGATGAAGTTAGGTTTGCATTAGAGAAAGGCATTAGAGATGGTGAAGATTTAAGTTGTTTTATTAACGCTAGAAGTTGGAATGTGTGGCTAAAACAACACAAAAAAAGCGAGCAGCTTAAAAGACAACAACGCTTAATAACAGATTATCAAAAGCACCAAGAAAATGTAAAGCAAATAGGCAATACTATAAACAAAGCAAAGCAGATAAAATGATAGAATTTTTAAAACACGCTACAGGATTGTGTGGTGAGCCACACCCTAGTTTACTAACTTTACTAGCAGGCACACCTATAGCTAGTTATTTAATTTACAAGTATAAAAAGCTAAAAAAATGACACTAATAGAAACATTAAGTTGTATTACACTAATACTAGCAATAGCTTACACAGCATTGCATTTGTACTTTAATTATAGGTTAGAAAAAAAACAAAAAGAATTTAGAGATAGAATTAACAAATGGTAGATACATATATAGATTACCCTTATGTATTGCATCGCATATCTAAAGACATGGCTAGCGACAGGATAAAAGGCATGCACAAAAACTATAAAGAGAAAGATTACTATTGGGGTAATGATACTACAAAGTTAAATGTTCAAGGTGTGTTAGCTGAACTTATAGCCTGGCATTTCTTTATATATGATGATAGAGAGTTTACTGCATTAAGTATGTATGGTACAGAGCCAGAAGTTGAGGCAGATGTTGTTGTAGAGGGTTGCAAAATAGATGTAAAATACATACCACACTACGCAAAGTATTTAATGGTAAACTATGTATCACATACAAACCCAAAAAAACTAATAGATAAATACATGTTTATACAACCTATTAGAAAATTAGGTTTAGGTATGGCAAGGGCAAAGCTATGGATTGTACAACATAAAGAGGTAGATAAATGGGCAATACAGAAACAAACACTAACAAAAGTTTTTTGCAAAAAAATATAAAAGTAGGCACAGATTTTAGTGGTATAGGTGCGCCTGAAATGGCACTTAAATATTTAGGCATAAATCACAAAAGCGTTTTTGCGTGTGAAATAGATAAATATGCTAGACAATCTTTTGAGCAGTTACACAACCCTACAACATTTTACAACGACATTACTAGAAGAAACCACAAAGAAATAGATCAGTTAGATTTATATATTGCAGGTTTTCCATGTCAAGCGTTTAGTATGGCAGGAAACCGTAAAGGTTTTGATGAAGCTAGAGGCACATTGTTTTTTAATGTAGCAGAGTTTATACAAATTAACCAACCTAAAGTATTTGTATTAGAAAATGTAAAAGGTTTGTTATCACACGACAAAGGGCGCACATTTCAAACTATTGTAGATATATTATCTAATGGTGGTGGTACACAAAATGGGCAAATAAGTTTAGACATGTTTGATGATGGTTTAGGGTATCATATCTATTGGCAAGTGCTTAATACAAAACACTATGGTATACCACAAAACAGAGAGCGTATTTTTATTGTAGGTTTTAAAGAATTTAGAAAATTTAGTTTTCCAAAAAAAATACCATTATCTATAAAGCTAAAAGATATATTACAAAATCAAGTAGATAATAAGTATTATTTAAGTGATAAAAAAACAAAAAATTTAATAAATCAAACTTTTAATAAACATAAAAGCGATTTAGTTGTACACAATTTACAACAAAGAAGTGCTAACCGACCTGCTATAAAAAAAAACAAAAATGCAGGCGGTAGTGGGCATTTGTCTAAATCAGATGGTACAACATATTGTTTAGATGCACCTAATTTACAAGCAATAGAAAAACAACAAAAAATTAGAAAATTCACACCATTAGAAACCTGGCGTTTACAAGGTTTTAAAGATGAGGATTTTTACAAAGTAAAAGATGTTAGCTGTACGCAGCTTTACAAACAATCTGGCAACACTATAACTGTAAATGTGTTAATGCACTTATTTAATAAGATATATGAGTAAATCTAAACTAGTCAAGAAACTTGACCAAATATTTAGTAAGTACATACGCTATTACTATGCAGATACTAATGGGTTTGTATCGTGCTATACTTGTGGCACTACAAAACCTGTTAAAGAGATGCAATGTGGACACTTTCAAAGTCGTAGGCATTACGCAACTCGTTGGCACACAAATAATTGCAGACCACAATGTGTAAAATGCAATATGTTCATGCAGGGCAATATTTGGGTGTATGGCAACAAACTTAAATCAGAAATAGGTGAAGATAAATTTGATGAAATTATACAGCTATCTAACACAAGCGTTAAGCGTAGCCAGGATGATTACAAAGAGATGATAGAATATTACAAAAACGAATTGAACAAACTAATGTGAACAACTAGTTTTCAACAAGTTACATATATGTAAATTATTTTGTTATTATGCGCTATGCAATTAACTAATGCAGAATATCAAAGATTAAAAGATATAGCGTGCAATATATGTAAAACAGATTTTGCAAATGATTTGTTGCATGAAGCGTTAGAGGCAACACTACAATACCCAAAAGAAAAATTGGAGTTTATCAAACAAGATGGTAAACTCTTTTTTTTTGTAGCTAGAATTATGGCAAACATGTATCACAGTAAAACTAGTACATACTATTACAAGATTGCAAGATTTTACGATAAGCACACATTACAAGATTGCACTAAAATGCAGAAGTTTATATTTACTAATGATACACAGCAGCAAGAAAACATAGAGTTGATAGAGAGTATATTAGATGAGTTGTATTGGTATGATAGGGAATTGTTTAAGCTATATTATTTTGGTGAGTTAGATGGCAACAAATACACACTACAATCATTAGCTAACAAAACAGGTATAAGTAGGCGTAGCATTTTTACAACAATAAAAAATGTAAAAAGGTATATAAAAGAAAGAATAAATGAAGCTGAAAGAGTTGTTAACATACGCTGATTACGACATACCTAACATAGAGTTTTACAATGAAGATGGTGAGTTAGAGTATATGTTAAATCTAAATGATTATAGTTTTGAAGATATAGATATAGCGTTTGGGTATTATTATGAGCCTTATGGTATAATAAAAATTAGAAGAAACAATGAGCAAACCAAACTTAATGGTAAAAACATACAACCTCCTGAAAGCAAGCTATAAGCACGCAAAGGGTGGTTTTAAAAATGTAGAGATCAGTACATACTACGATAGAGTACACACTTGCAGTAGGTGTAATTATTTAAATCACAAAGATTTAGAGTGTACTGTGTGTGGATGTCCTATAGAAACAAAAGCAAAATGGCAAACAGAAAATTGCCCTAAAAACAAATGGTAATGAAACTAACAAAAGAAGAGAAAGAAAGAGCAGCCTATATTTGGGAGGGTGTTAAAACAGGTGTAGCTAAAAGCCACCATTACAAAGTAGAAATGATTAAATTCTACAACGATTTAAATAAAACAAAATACAAGTTAACTACAAGCTGTAGCAGTTGTTTAAATACATGTTACGAGTTTGTCAAAGGAATTGTTGCGAAACCTAAAAAGAAAAATGTTAAAAAGTAAATACTATTACGACTATACTAGAAACATGCCATGTGATGAAATGGTAGAAAATGATAACAAAGTGCCTGCATACTATGTAGGTCGTAATGGTATGATGGCTAAAGATGTTATATATGAGTTTGATTTGTCGTATAATATAGGCACAGCAGTAACATACTTATTGCGAGCAATGCGTAAACACAAAACACCTGTAGATTGCATAAAGAAAGCAATAGCACATTTAGAGTTTGAATTAGAGCAACTTGAAAATAGTAAATAAAAATACCTGGGAATTGATGCCTGCTGACTACAACCCTAGAGAAATAAGCAAGGCACAATACAATAAGCTAAAACAAGATATAGTAGATAAGGGTATATTACAACCTCTTGTAGTAAACACACATAAAGGTAGAGAGGGTATAATAGTTGGTGGGCATCAAAGGTATAATATAGCAGTAGAATTAGGTATAGAAACGCTACCATGTATAGAGGTAGATTTTGATTACGAGAGAGAGGTAGAAACAAATATTAAGTTAAATAAACTAGGTGGTAAATTTGATAAAGACAAATTAGCAAATTGGTTTGATATAGACACCCTAAAAGAATGGGGTTTTAAATCAATAGATTTTGGATTTAATCTAGATAAGCTACCTGAAAAATGCGAGTGTTGTGGTAGACAAAAGTAGACATATTAAAAAAGAGGCAATGTTAGATGCGCTAGAGCAATGTTTAGGCGTTGTTACTACTGCGTGTAAAAAAGTTGATGTACCTCGTAGCACATTTTACAAATGGTTAAAAACAGATGTAGAGTTTGCAGCAAAGGTTAGAGAAATAGAAAATGTTAGTTTAGATTTTGCAGAGAGTAAACTATTTGAGCAGATACAAGAAAACAATACAACAGCAACTATATTTTACTTAAAGACAAAAGGTAGAAAGCGAGGGTATTGGGAAAAACAGCAAATGGATATGACTACTGATGATGAAGCAATACAGATTAACATTAAGCTAACTGATGAAGATTGAGTTAGAGTTTACACCTAAACAAAGCACAGCAATTAGATACTTATTTGACAACGAAACAAGTGAGGTATTGTTTGGTGGTGGCGCAGGTGGTGGTAAATCCTACATAGGTTGTGCCTGGGTAATTTACTCTTGCATTAAGTACAAAGGCATTAGGTGTTTGATTGGGCGTAGCAAGCTAGATACCTTAAAGAAAACAACCCTAGCTACATTTTTTCAAGTGTGTGGTAGTTGGGGTTTAAAAGCAAATAAAGATTACACATTTAATGGTAGTAGTAATGTATTAACATTTAGCAATGGTAGTGAGGTTATTCTTAAAGATTTGTTTAGTTACCCTAGTGACCCTAATTTTGATAGCCTCGGTAGTTTGGAGCTTACTCTTGCATTTATTGATGAGTGCAACCAAATTACACAAAAAGCTAAAGCAATACTATCATCAAGAATAAGGTACAAGTTAGATGAGTACAATTTAATACCTAAATTGTTTATGAGTTGCAACCCTGCTAAATCCTGGGTGTATAATGAGTTTTATCTACCTTACAAACAAAATCAACTGCCTGCCTATAGGAAGTTTGTACAAGCACTAGCAAGCGATAATATACACATATCTAAACATTATGAAGAGCAACTATTAAAACTTGATGAGATAAGCAAGCAGAGGTTGTTGTATGGTAATTGGGAATATGATGATAGTGAAGATAAGCTAATTGATTACAATGCTATTTTAAATATTTACGAAAACACTACTATAGAGGGTGGTAATAAATACATATCAGCAGATATAGCTAGGTTTGGTAAAGATAAAACAGTTATTGTATATTGGAATGGTTTAAGAGCAGAGAAAATAAAGGTGCTAGATACTAACACTATTACACAAGCCGCAGAGATAATACGAGATATACAAAGAGCAGAGAGTGTACCATTAGGCAATATAATTGTAGATGATGATGGTGTAGGTGGTGGGTTGCGTGATATACTACGCTGCAAGCCATTTGTAAATAACAGCAAGGCAATAAATAACGAAAACTATCAAAACCTAAAAACACAATGCTATTACAAGCTAGCAGAGTACATAAACACAGGCAAAGTATTTGTAAGTACAAACAACACGCTAATTAAAGATAGTTTGACAAAGGAGTTAGAGCAGGTTAGGCGTGATAAGATAGATAAAGATACAAAACTAGCTATATTGCCAAAAGAGAAAGTAAAGCAAATGTTAGGTAGGTCACCTGATTATAGTGATGCACTAATGATGCGCATGTATTACGAGTTGCGACCTAATATAGGCAAGTATTATATACAATAAAAAGAGAGAGGTCAAAACAATGTGAAACAAAACCCCTCTCTTTTAAAGTATTATGGAAATACGCACCAAATCTAAACAATTTATATTTACTAATAGATAACTAAAATACAATGTTATTAACACTTAACGAGAAAGATTATTACATACCTCAAAAATGGACTGAGGTAACACTAGGTAGCTACCAAAAATTTATGGATGTTACTAGCGATGATTTAGATGAGCATACAAATAACATGAATGGCATAAGTGCATTGTTAGGTGTGCCATTAGAAATACTAGAAAAATGCAAAAAAACTGACATAGATCAGATAACAGAGGCAGTAACAAAACTTTCTTCAATAAAGGTAAACACAACTCTAAATTTAATAATAGAGGTTAATGGTAAAAAGTTTGGTTTTCATCCTAAACTAAAAGATATAACATTTGGTGAGTTTGTAGATTTAGATAACTACCTAACAAAGCCATTAGAAAACCTGCACTATATTATGGCTGTGTTGTATAGAGAGGTAACATTTGAGAAAAAAGGCAAGTATAGTATAGTAGATTATGATAGTGCAAAATGTGTTGCTAATGCAGATATGTTTAAAGACAATTTAAGTATAGCAACGGTAAATGGTGCGCTAGGTTTTTTTTTGAATATAGGAAAGGAGTATCTAATGATTACGCAATCTTATTTGAAGAAACAAAACAAGATGAAAAATACGAAACAACAGAGCAGCAGTTTAGTAGAAAATGGGGTTGGTACGGTGTAATACATAGCCTGGCAAATGGTGATGTAACTAAAATAACAGAAATAACAAAAATACAGGCTTCACAAATATTTACATATTTAAGCTACGAGAAAGATAAACAAAGCATACAGCAATGAGTAACTACATAAATCCAGCAGGGCAATTAAATAAAAATGTAACTCTATTTAATATTATACAATTACATGATGCAATAGTTGCAGATTTTAGTGGATTGCAACAAGGTGGTTTTGGTGATATATTTGATTTAGATATTGCAAACACACAACTATTCCCTGTAGCATTTTTATCATTAGAAAGTGCTAACTATAAAACTAATGAGTTAGAGTACAACTTTAGATTGTACATTATGGATTTAGTAAGCACACAAGTAGCTGATACAAACCAAGAACAAGTAAGCAATGAAAATTTTGTGTTAAGCGACACGCTACAATTAGTTGGCGATTATATATCTATGTTAAGATATAGCCACCAAACATCATTGACTAATGTAAACGACTATAATGGTGAGTATGATTTTAGATTAAGCGACAATGTATCATGTGAGCCATTTACAGAGCGTTTTGATAGTATGGTTACAGGGTGGGCAGCAAACTTTACAATAACAGTCAGCTTTAATAGAGGTGTCTGCACAGGTTTAATATAATATAATAAATAAATAAAATGGCAACAACGGTAACGACAGCAACATTAAATGTATCAGTAGCAGAAGAGATTACTCTAAATGGTACAACTTACGACCAGACAATAACAAAAACAATTACAGGTGTAGGTAATGTATCTAAAAGAATACATACAATACCTGCTAGTACAACAACAACATTAGCAACATTTTCAGGCACAGGCAATGGTGTAAATTTTGATGTAGATGATATAAAGTACATTAGAGTGACTAATTTAGATGATACTAATGTATTACTATTAACAAAAGCATTTAGTGCTACATCTGCAGCTACAGAATTAAAACCAGGTTGTAGTGTAACATTTTTTACACCTAATGGTAATGGTGCAACTAGCAAAGCAGGTATAACATCTACAGATGATATAGAGAGTTTATTTGTACACAATCCTCATGGTGGTGATGCATTAGATTTAGAATTGTTTATAGCTACATCATAATGAAGCTAGATAGAACAGAAAAAATAGTTAAGATGTTTGCCGATAAGGTAATAAATCAATCTGTTCGCAATCTTGCTAAACAAGACCACATTGATACAGGCAGGCTAGCAGAAAAACTAAATTATGATTTAAAAGTTTTTCCTAGTGGTGCATTAGAGTTAAATTTTAACATGCCTTATTATGGCTTGTTTCAAGATAAAGGTGTTAAGGGTAAAGAAAGTGGGCGTAGAGCATACAAATCACCTTACAAATTTAAAAGCGATAACATACCAAACGCACCTATAGAGGCTTGGATAAAACGCAAAGGTATACAAGGTAGAGATAAAAAAGGTAGGTTTATTACACGCAAATCATTTGCCTTTTTAGTAGGTAGAAAAATAGCATTATTTGGTTTACCTGCTACTAGGTTTTTTAGTAATGCTTTTAGACAGCACTACAGAAATTTATCAAGTGATTTTACAAAAGCCTATGCAAGTGATGTAGAGAAATTTTTAAGACAAACAACAGCAGATATACTAAAATAAAACACAATGGCATTTCAAATTTTTGACAGACCTTTAAGGTTTGTACACCCTGCATATTCTAAACACACTATTTTTACTGTACGAGAAAGTAGCAGCGCAACTGTAGCACAAAGTGGTTTTAAGTTTGTATTTGAGGTTAGAATATTTACAACAGATGAAAATGGTGATAGTGTGAATGACTATCATAGATTTACAGTCAAACCTAATTCAGATGGTTATGCTAGTTTTGATGCAGGGCAACTAATACAAGATTATTGTACTACAGATACAGAGATATTTACAGGTACTACATCTGGCTCGCACAATGGCACGCATGCTAGTGTTTTTCCTACAGATAGGTTTAGTATACACACAGTAGATAGATATAGTAGGCAAAGGTCAAACCTTATTAAAGTTGTTGTTGCAGTATATCCACAATACGAGTTAAATGGTACTGTGTTTTTGCCATTTCAACCATTAGGCGATGATTACGCATTTTTTAATGGTGTGCAACCTTTAGAGCAAGGCAGTACAGATTTTGATGATTTAAAATACATACTAAATGGTGATACAAAAGAATTTTTAACAAATACAAGTCCTACTATAGAAAGAAAAATTAGATTAGGCGATTACCACACATTTGCATTTCTTAATGGTACATTTAAAAAGGTAGGCTCTATAATAAGTTTTACCTCACAGGCAAGTAGCATTAAAACTAGTTTTTTTAACTCATCAGGTAATGCTATAGGTAGTGTAAATACTTTAAATAATAACTCTGCAAATGATGGTTTAGCACAATCAGTAGCAACAATAGAAGATGAAGATGAAATACAAGGCTCATTGTTATATGTCGGTGTAGGTCCAGGTAATTTAGTAAACAGAGGTGTTACAATACCTACAAACACAGCTACATACACAGTACAAGCATTTGATAGTAGTGGTGATGCCTCATCGCAGGCATACACCTTTAGATTAGAAGATGATGATTGTAAAGGTTTTGAAACAATACGATTAGCATATCTAAATAGATTAGGTGGTTATGATTATTACAACTTTACTAAAAAATCTACTAGAACTGTAGACACTAACAAGGGTTTGATGAAGCACAACCCTGTACACTATGGTAATGTTTATGCTAGTAGGCAAAACTTTTTAGGTGGTACAGGTGTGTATAGGTCAAGATCAATAGAAATTATAGAGGCAAATACAGATTTTATTACAGATGATGAGGCAACTGCATTAGAAGAGTTGTTTACAAGTCCACAAGTATACATGCAAGATACTACACAATCGCCTGATACATTTCTACCTGTAGTTGTTGCAGAGAAAACATATACAAAGCAAACTACTGCTAATGATGGCTTAAAGCAATATGTTATTAGCATTGAAAAATCTAACGAAAAACTAACACAAAGGCTGTGAGAATAGTAGCGTTTACACAATATACTAGCGGATTTCCTGCACTAAAAAAGCAAGTAGAATTAGATTTGTTTGGCGATGAAAATATATCTATAAAATACGAGGTAGATAATATCAGAGAGGCTAATAGCAAAAACTCTAGCTACTCTAAAAGCTACGATATACCTGCTACAAAGAAAAATAATAAGTTTTTTAGGCACATATACGATTTACAATCTGATATGAAAGGGCAACCAAATGCTGTTTTAAACGCTTTTAACCCTTACAAATCATGTGATGTTTTAGTATATTCAGAAGGCTCTCTAATACTAGAGGGCATTATGTTTCTTAACGAGATAAAAGAAAAAAACCAAGATTACACATACAATGTAACCGTATATAGTAACGCAACAGGGTTGTTAAATGCACTAGGTGAAGCTACAATAGATGATTTAGATTTTTCTGATATAGATTGCGAAATAACATTAGCTAATATACAAGCAAGTTTTACAGGTGATGTAACACTAACTAATGGTACAACAAGTGATGATATATTTTTTCCATTAGTAGATGATGGTATGATAGGTTACGATACATTAGGTGCAGGCACATTAGACATAAACAGCAGATACAATTTTGCACCTCATTTGCAGATGCATTACATTGTAAACAAAATATTTGATTTTGCAGGGTATACCTATAACAGCAGCTTTTTAGATAGTACAGAGTTTAAAAACATCTACATGGATAGTAGTGTACAAGGTGATTTTTCATTACAAACTAGCTATGGCGATGTAGTAGCTAGACCATCAGGCACTACAACTATTACAACTAGTTTTGTTACTGTAGTTTTTGATGTAGAAACTGATGATGCAGATGGTTTACATAGCACATCAACAGGTGTATATACAGCACCACAAGACAATTTAGAGGTTACACCTACATGCTCATTTTTTATAGATAATTCTAGTAGTAGCGCACGCACATTACAAATTAAAATACTACACAATAGTACATCACCAAACCAAGTTGCAAGTCCTATTATACATACAGAGGTTATACCTGGTAATGCTAATAATCATCAAGTTTTTGCATTTGAAAACATAATGATTAACAATGGTGAAACAATAGAGATACAGGTAAAAGCTAATGCATCAGGTTTGACAATAGAAGATGTGTTTACAGTTGGTGGTACAACATTAAGGTCAAGATACTATTTTTACACTAATAATTTAAGTGGTGCGCAAAACATATTTCAAAGAAATAGAAGAGATATAAAATTAGCCGATATAATTAGAGATATTACAAAGATGTTTAATCTAATTATAGAGCCTGATAAATTAGTAGAAAAACAATTAAACATTAGTCCTTTTAATGATTATGTAGGTAGTGGTGTTGAGCATAATTGGAGTGATAAAGTAGATAGGTCAGAAATAAAACAAACAATGTTTGATTTACCTAGTAAAATATTGTTTGCAATGGCGGAAGATAGTAGTGATTTTTACCATGAGGTGTACAAACAAATCGTAGGTAAAGAATATGGCTCGCAAGAGGTGTTGTTAGATGTTGAGGCAGAAAAAACAGATGAGATTAGGTTAGATGTTTTTGCTGCTAGTGCAATAGTAGAAATGCACCCTAGTTATGCACCATTAAGTGTTGTTACATCAAGTAGCGATGGTATAGTGTTTGAAAGGTTTGATAATGTACCTAGATTAGTATTTAAAAACTATAGGCAACACAGCGCACCTACTGCTATTTTTGATAGTTATTTAAGTTTATACCAAGGCTCATTTGGCGCACAAGTAACGCTATATGCTAATGCGCATCATTACGAAGATGATACAGACCAACTAGCATTAGGTGATAGTAGTTTAACATTTGGTAATGTAGGTAGCATATTTACACCTACTAACATTGTGCCACGCAACACATTCTATAATAAATATTGGAAAAATTACATAGAAGAGAGGTATATAAATTTAACACATTTATTAACTGTTAGAATAAATTTAAAATCAAGAGATATAAATGAGTTTTCGTTTGCAGATACAGTTAGAATTGACAATCAAATATATAGAGTAAACTCTATTGATTACACAACAGGTGGCGAAAAATTAGCTAAAGTAGAACTATATAGAATATACTAATGCCTAGATTTAAAGAAATAAATACAGATGTAACTATTTTAGATGTAAAAGAAATAGATACTAATACAGGTGTTGTAACATTTGATGATGGTACAGATGCAGGCACAAGTGGTACAAAAACAGATTGTGATGCATTTGGATATGATTTTGTAAACAATCAATGTGTAGCACCTGGGTATGAAGCAACAAAAAAACACAAGCCAACGCAAGTTATAGTTGGTGGTGGTAATTTTGCAAAAGGCAACAACATAAATATACAAGGTACAAAAAATACAGTCAATGGTAATAATGTAAAGGTTGTAGGTACAGGTCATGTAGTTAGTGAAGATTTTACTCATATAATAGGCAATAGTGGTAGTGCTATTAGATATAGTGAGTTTGTACATGCTCAAACACCACATGAGCAAACAGTAGCTATAGGCAACCCTGCAAGAGCGCAAAGAAGTGTTTTAATATATCAAGGTCGCACAACAGACAATACAGAAACAGAAATATTTTTAGGTGGTGTAGATGGTAAAAGATTTATTGTAGATGAAAACAAAGAGTGCGTAATATGTTTTGAGAGTAGAGTAGTAGCAAAACGAGTAGATAGCAGTAGCACAGCAGCTATGGGCAAATTTCAACATGGTACATTTAGAGTTACAGGGGGCGCATTAGATAGATTAGGATTAAGTAACAAAACAAATCACAATGATGGTATTAGTGGTTGGACTAATGACTTTGTAGCAGTAAGTGATACACCTGATTACATAAAAGCAACGGTAACAGGGCAAAGTGCGTGTACAATAGATTGGACTATTATAGTATATGTAAACGAAATTAGAACTAGTTTAAGATAATGAAAGAGTTAAGATTAGTAGGTGCAAGTTTAGTAACAAGTATGGTTGTAATGAAATCATTTTTACCGATGTTATCTAATACAAAGATCAAAACAAAAAACAACGATATAATTAGAGGCAAATGGCACAAGAAGAGGTAGTATTAAAATTAACTGCCGAAATAGGCAATTTAAAAAAGGAACTTGAAACCGTTAAAAAAGGAGTTGAGAGTATAGGCGATAGTGCTAAAAAAACTGAAAAAAGCACAGGTGCTTTGCGCAAAGGTATAAGTGGTATAGGTCTAGCACTAAAGGCAGCAGGTATAG